TGACCGCCCCTCGGTACCCATTTGCCATGTCCCTCGGGAACGGGTGCAGTTCCCAATGCAAATGCGCTCCCGTCGTCTCGGTGCCCGTGTTGCCCGAGTGCGCGATGACCTCCCCGGCCCGCACGGCGCGCGGCACGGTCGTCGAGTCGAGGTGCGCGTAGAACGTCTGGCCCCACTCCGCCACCACCCAACACTGCCAGCCGAGTTGCGGCCCCCACATGACCTGTAGCTCGCCATCGTGGGCGGCCAGCACCGGCGTACCGACCGCGACGCCAAAGTCGATGCCGGGATGGCCGTCGAGGCCGAAACGCCCGTAGCGTTCGGGCCAGGCGCCGAACGCCTGCGTGATGCGGCGATGCTCGGGCGCGAGGGGCCAGCGAAGAATCACGCCACCCCCGGCTCCGGCTCTGGCTCCGGCTCTGGCTCCGGCCCTGGTTCCGCCTCTTCCTCGACCTTCCTCAGCACCACCGCGCCGGTCGCGTCGTCGTTGGCGAACGCCCATTCACCATCCAGATTGGCCCCCGCCGCATACGTCGCGGCCAGGTCGCTGAGCGATTCGTCAAGCTCCGCGATGGCCCGATTCGCCTCGTTGACGATCTGCTGCTTCTGGGCTGCGATGGCGATGACCGCCCGCTGCCGTGCCGCGCTCAGGTTGTGATCCATATTCTCCTCCTCTAGAGTCCCGTCACCGTGATCGTCGCATCACCCACCACCCCGAGCGGCACGACGTTCACCCGCATCGTCTGCGCCTGGCTCGACGTATTCACCTGTGTCACCGTCAACGTCAGCTTGCGGTTTGCCGTGCTTGCCGCCGCCGTGACCGTCAAGCTCGTCATGGCCAACCCCGTCAGAGTTCCGATGCGCTCGCACGTCGCCACGTTGTAGGCTTGTCCCACGAGCCACAGGTCGGCTACGTTCGTGTTGGCCGAGTAGCCCGCGAACGTGACAAGGTACTTGGCGCAGATCGGGCCAGCGCCGCCGATGGCAATGTCCACGATGGCCGTGGCGGTGTTGTGCGCCACACTCTTGCTGACAGACTTGCCGATGCCAGAGGTAAACCCACCGGAAAGCGTAGCCAGCCCCGTAGCCGTAAATCCAACCACCGCCGCGTTCCCGCTCGCATCCGTCGCCACGACATGCGCGTCGGCGGCGCCCGTCGCGTCGGCGTGCAGGCCGTCCAGCAGTCCGGCGTTGGCGATGTACTCACTCCCCTCCAGCGCCGCGAGGCGCGCCCGCAGGTCGTGGATTTCGGCAATCAGCGCCCGTAGTATCTGCTCGCTCATGGCGTCCCGAACTCTGGCGTCACCGTCTCGCTCCCGTCCTCGTTGAGTGTCACGTCCACCGCCACCACCTTGCGCGTCACCTCGACCACGCCCCCATAGCGCGCCGTCACCAAGTCGCCGAGAAAGTAGTGCAGGCCGTACACCGTGGCCGGCGTCGCCACGGCGCGAAAGCCGAACTCCTGCACCGCTTGCCGCTCCACGAGCTTGGCGTCGGCCCGCGCCCGCAGCCCCGCCGTGCTCGTCACGTCGCGCGCGTCAGCGATGAGTTCCACGTCCGCGTCGCCCGAGGTGCGCACCGCCGTCACGCGGTCACTACCCTCGCCCTGGCCTAGCGCCACGACGATACCGACCTCGTCGCGCCGGTCATGGTTGTAGAGCGGGTCGGCCATGTTGCCGTACTCGAGCGCGAACGTCACCGTATCCGTGCGGTCGGTGCCGAGTTGCCCGTCGTACCAGCGCCACTCAAACGCCGAGTTGCCCGTCTGTACCACGTCAAAGTCGCCGCCGCCCACGCGCGCGATGCCCTGTAGCGTCTCCAGCAGGTTCTTCCAGGAACAGTACCAGTCGAGGGTGTTGCCCGCCGTGCCCGCCGCCTCCGCCGACAGCACGCTAATCGCGCCGTTGCGAATGCGCCCCGCCGTGGTGGTGGCGCTCGACGTGGCGTTGTAGGTAACCAGCGTGTTGGCGATGGTCTCGGCGGGGTCGCTCGTGAAGTCGGTCTTGTTGGCCGTGCCCGCGTAGTAGAGGACGTGCCGCGTGCCGAGTAGCCAGATGACGCCGGGGCAGTACACCGTCACCGTGTTGCGGTCGGTGTAGCGGTACTGCCGCCGCAGGATGAGGCCGCTGAAATCGCGGTACCATGCTACGCCATCATCCTTGCGCCACACCTCGACGATACCGCGATGCTCCAGCATCCCCGCCGCGTCGTCGTCGGCGTTGAGCGTGAACACCAAGAGCCCCGGCGCGTTCACTATCTTGCGATAGGTGAGGGCCAGCACGCCGCCGTTGGCGAGTGCGGGCAGCACGGCCTTTAGCGTGCCGTCGGCGCCGCGCAGGTCGATTCTGTAGGTGGCGGGCACGGTCTAGGCCTCCGGCCCGATGGCTATCCAAAAAAGTATGTCAGGGGTGATGTCAGGCTTTACGACTGAGAATCCTGACGCCGTTGGGGTACCTGTTCCAAACGGCAAAATGTCCCCCTTGTACGTGTTGAACGTAACGATGGGCCTGTCAGAGAATGCGACAGGGAAAGTAACGGTCCAAGTTCCACTATTCCCCATCTCCAACGAACCCACCTGCATCCGCACCGCGCCCGGCGTGTAGGCTGTCGTGCCGGACAGTGCCCAATTCGTCGCGCTGCCCCCCTGGCGCTTGTCCAGCACCACCACCCGATTGCCCGCCGCCGTGCCGGTTACTGAGTCGGCGCCGAGCTTGGCCGCTACGATAGCGCCGGTGGCGACCTTCGCGCTCGTCACCGCTGCGTCGTTGAGCTTGACCGTCGTGATGGCGCTTGTGCCGACTCCCTCGGCGGTAATCGTCCCGAACCCCAACACACCGGCCACGGTCACACGGCAGACCTGCCCACCGGCGGCGGCGACGATGTCCTCCATCGCGCCCGCGCCCGACTGCGTGCGCGCAATCAGGGCGGGGCCGCCCCGTTGCGGGAGCTTGGCGTTGGGCACGCCGCCCGTCGCAATCTTCGCGCTCGTTACCGCCGCATCATTGAGCTTGACCGTCACCACGGCGGCGGTCTGGAGTTTGGCGCTCGTCACCGCGCGCGCGGCAAGTTTCACCGTCGTCACGGCGGCGGTCTGGAGTTTGGCGCTCGTCACCGCGCGCGCGGCAAGCTTCACCGTCGTCACGGCACCGGCGCTCAGGCTGTTATCGTCCCCCTGCGCCCACGTCCGCGCGTCGGTCACCGTCACCGTGCCGCCGGTGTTCACGAGCACCGTACACAGCGAGAGGTCGTAGGTCGTGCCCGACGTTTGCGTCAGCGCGGGCGCACTCGGGCTCGCCGCGTCGGTGCCCGCAATGCGCGTGATCCTCACCGTCTGCGCCGCCCACGAGGCGCGCAGCACAATACGGTCGATGCGCGTATTGCCCGCGCCCGAGGCGGATGGCACGTTCACGTCCACCGAGGCGGAGTTGTAGTAGGGCTTGCCGTCCACGAGCGCGCCGCCGGTGTTTACGGCGACGGTGTTCGCGCCGTTGGCGGTGCATTCCAGCTCGTTGAGGTAGCCGGGCGCCACGCCCTCAAAGCCGCTACAGGCGGCCAGCGCCTCGAAAGCGCGCGAATATTCAGTCTGTGTGTAGCCCGACGCCGCGCCGTCGCCGGTATCGTCGGTCGTCCAGAAGAAACTGTCCTGGCTCAATTTGCCCTCCTATATACCCACGTACCGGGCGTTGTAGATGATGTCGATGCGCGTCGCGCCGGTGGCCGCCGTGCCCGTCACCAAGAGCGTGTTGACGCCATCCGTGACCTCCGAGTCATCGGCAAGGTGCCACGTCGCTAGGTCACTTGCGTTGGTCAACTCCGTGATCTTGCTCGTGCCAGCGCTATCGGTGACCGTCTTGTACCCGTAGCGCAGGTCCACGGTGTAGATTTCGCCGGTAGGGATGTTCACGCCGGAGAACTCCAAGACCTCGTGCAGCGCCCCGCTCGAGTTGGTGATCTTGGGGCCACTGATCGGGCCGTGAATCTGAATGCGCGGGTAGGCGCGCCACGTCCCCTCGTATTCGATGGACTCGGAGACGTTCAGTATCGAGGCGCCGACAAAGGTTGGCACGACTGTCGGAACCGCGCTCGCCGTGCCCGCGCTGCCGCCGAGGTAGTAGGTGAGCGTCGTCGCCTCCGGGTCATAGAACGTCGGGTCCGCCGCGCGAAAGGTCAGGCCGACGCGCATCACGAACCCCTCGCCCCCCTCCTGCGGCATCGTCAGGCTGCCGGTGGAGTGCCCGTCGAGCTGATAGACCTCGCCGTTGTCGAGGGTGAAGCGCAGCGCCTTTGCGGCCACCGTCGCGCGGAAGGCGTCGATGAGCTGCTTGCGTTTCGTCTCCAGGTCGGCTTGCGACGTGCCCTTGATCCACAGCGCGAGTTGCACCGTGCGCGGGTCGAGGCGAAAGTCGATGTCCGTGGCGCCGTGCTGTTGCGGGCCGCGCTCCTCGATGCGATGCACCGGCGCTTCGCCCGTGCCGTCGAGGCCCAGCAGGCGCGCCACCGTGCCGTCGGTGAGGCTGAGCGTCGATGCGCCGTGAATCAGGGTGACGTCCATCGGCTAGGCCCCCAACATGGAGAGCAGGCGCACGTCCTGCGTCAGGGTGCGTTCGTCCTGATAGGCATAGTTGGCGTTGAGGTTGTAGACGTTATTGACGGTGGTGCCAGCGGCCTGCGCCATACGGTTGCCCACCATAGCCACGTCGGCGATAGGTTGCATCGCCCCCCCGGCGATGCCATGTGAGAGCCCCTGCATGATGTTGCGCCCGATCTCTGCAAACTTCTTGCTCGGGCTGGCGATGCCCAACGTGTTCTCTGCCGACTCGAGCACGGCTTGCATGGCGGCGCTCATCACGTCGATGATCTGCCCCAGGTCGGCATTGATGCCCAGCTTCACGCCGTCGAGCAGTGCCCCCGCGTCCAGGCCGCGCTCCTTGATAAAGTCGAGCAGCTTCATCTGCTCTTGCAGGAACCCCAGCTGGTCGCGCTGTTTTTCCATGCGGAGCACGCGCTCTTCGGCTTCGGCGAACTGCTCGCCCAGCCGCGTGCGCTCTGCCAGCAGGGTGTTCAACTCCCGTTGGATGGCGAGCCAGCTGTACATGTCGCCCGCGTCGGCGCTCTCGATCAACGCCTCACGCATCTCGGCAATGCGCTCGTCCATCTTCTCAAGCGTACCGGCGAGCGGTTCTACGGTGCGCTTTTTCAGCAACGACGCGGCGAACCCGCCCAGCGAGCCGAACGCCTGTCCGATGTCGATCAGGCCATTGATCGTCGATGTGAGGTTACCTTTTCCGGACAAGATGCCGTCGATCATGCCCTGCACGACGTTGCGCCCAATTTCGGCAAAAACCTTGGAAGGCGACTCGATGCCTAGGATGTTCTTTGCTTCCTGGATGGCGTCGCCCACGGCGCCCTTGACCGAGTCGATCAGCCCGCCCACCTTTTCCTTCACGCCGCCGATCAGCCCCTCCAGGAGGTCGCGCCCGAGCTGCGCCCACTCACCGACCTTCTCAAAGATGGCGTCCTTTGCCTCGATGATCGGGTCGATGAGCGCGGCTTTCAGCTCCGCCGCCTTCTCGGTTACAACGGCGATGATGGCCGGAAGAATCTCCTCGACCTTGGTCTTGATGGCGTTCCAGGCCGTCTCGGCAGCATCCTTAACGAGACCCCATGCCGTCTCCCACTGAGTCTTGAGTGCGTTGACCTTTTCCTCGACGTAAGCGCGCACCGCCTCGACGATCTCCGACGCCTTGGTATAGATGGCGTCCCATGTGTCGTCGGCGAAGGCGCTTACCGCGCCCCACACCGTTTCCCACGTCGATTGCAGGGTATCGAGTGTCGTGCCGATGAAGTCCTTGACGGCGCTGAACACCGTCTCGACGGTGGACGCGATGGCGTTCCAGATGTTCGTCACGTGGTCGCGGAGGGCGTTCCAGATGAACTCCCAACCGGCCTTGATCTCATCGAGGTTGGTGCCGAGCAGTTGCAGCACGAGGATGATGGCCGTCAGCACCGCCACGCGGATGCCATCCCACACCGACTTGAGAAACCCGAGGATGCCGTTCCAGACGGTCTCAAAGCCCTCTTTGATGTCCGCAAGGGTGCGCTGTAGCGACTCCCACAACGAACGCCCGGCCGTGGGGATCGTCACGGTGAATACCGTGCTGAGTGCGTTCCAGATGTTGACCAGCCGCTGCCATACCACTTGCACCGCCGTCTGGATATTGCCCCACGCCGTCACAAACCAGTCGCGCACCGCGGCGAGGGCGTCGGGTACGGTTGTCTGAAACCACAACACAAGGTTGTCGATGAACGGCTTGGCCGTCTCGTTCCAGAAAGCGGTGAGTGTGGTGCGAATCCCGCCCCAGTCGCGCGTCCAGGCCACGGCCAACAGCGCGATGCCCGCCGCAATGAGGCCGATGGGGTTCACCAGCGCCGCGATGGCCATGGCGATGGCGGCCAGGCTGCCCGCTGCCAGAAACGCGCCGAGTACCGCCGCGATAGCGATAAACGCCTCCTGCAGCATCGGGCCGTGCTCGGTGACGAAGGCCACTATCCACGCCACCACCGGCGTCAGGCTGGCGACAAGGTTCTCAAACCAGGCGATGGCCCCCGCGATGACGCCGGGGAGGTTGTCGCCCAGCCACGCGCCGATGGCGCCCATTGCGGCTACCACCTGCGGCCCGTACTGCTCGGCCAGGCCGGCGAACGTCTGCGCCAACGTCGTCAGGGCGGGCAACAGCGCCTGCCCGATCTGAATCTTGAGCGTCTCCATGACGCCCTCAAGCACCTCTTGTGCGCCGGCCAGCGTGTCCACCTTGAGACGCGCCTGCTCCGTGATGCCCATGGCGTCCGCCGTGGCTTGGGCCATGTCGCGCCAGCCCTGCTCGCCCTCGGCCAGGAGGGTCGAGAGCGCCTTGATGCCGTAGGAGCCAGCCAGCGCCGCCATGGTCGCGTTGCGCTCTTCCTCGGTCATGTCCGCCATAGCGCCGTTGAGGTCGCCGATGACGTCGGGCAACTCGCGCATGGCGCCATCGGCGTCATACATGCTCAGGCCCAGCGAGGCCCACGCCTCTTGCGTGGAATCGGTCTGAGCCGTCATGTTCATCAGCATCGACTTGAGCGCCGTGCCCGCCTCGGCTCCCTTGATGCCGCGCATGGAAAGGATGGCCAGCGCGTTGTTTGTGTCCTCGAGGTCGAAGCCGAACATGGCAAAGACCGGCCCCGCCGTCGCCATCGACGCCGCCAGGTCGCTCACCGACGACACCGAGGCGTTGGCCGCCTGGACGAGGTTGTTCATGGCGTCCTCAACGAATCGCGCGCGCTCCTCCTCTGTCTCGAGTTCGCCGCCGAACGTGGACAGCGCCACGGCGGCCAGGTCGGACGCCTGCACCATGTCGAGTTCCGTGGCCGCCGCCAGGTCGATGGAGGCGCGCAGGGCGCCGCCCAACTCTGCCGTACCCGCCATGTAGCCCTGCAGGTCGGCAAAGACCTCGGTGCTTGTCAGGCCCGCCTTGAACAGTCCGGTGATGGCCTCCGCCGCGTCCGAGGCCGTCACGCCGAGCAGGGACGTGTCGCCGCCCACGGCAATGGCCGCATCCTCGAGCGTCGCGAGGCTGAGGCCCGTGCCGTCGGCGGCGATGCCCATGTCCACCACGGCCAGCTCGAATTCGCGGGCTAGCTCGATGGTCGGCCCGAATGCCCTGGCCGCGGCCACGCCGATGCCCGCGATAGCGCCCGCCACGAGACCGCCGGCCACCATGGCGCCGCGCAGCGAGGACTGCAGCCCGGAGCTGAAGCCGCGGGCGCGGCCCGTGATGGCGTCAAAGGTTCCGCTGGCCTGGTCTGTGCCCTTGATAACGATTTCTAGCGTGTTCGCCACGTTATATCAGTCTCCGGCCACTGCCCTTGCCCTTGCTCTTCTTGCTCTCGCGCGCCTGCGCCTTCGCCCGTTCGTTCACCACGGCGGCAAAGCGGTCGATCCACACGGCGGGTGCGGTTGCCTCGACCTGCCATGGCGGGACACCCCACGCCTCCGCCGCGGCGAGCGTCGTGTACCAGCCGGGCGGCGCCTGCCCCTCGACCCCCGCGAGCGCCAGGGCTAGCTGGCGCTCTTCACCGGGGGGACCGTCTCCTGCTTGCTCAGCAGCGCGCCGAGCAGGTGGTCAAAGTCGTTCGCACTCGCACTGTCCAGGGCGTCCGCGACGGGCGTGCCGTCATCCGTCTCGGCGTGCGCCGCAACCAGCGTCTCAAACTCGTCATAGGCCGCCACCATCGCGGCCACGTTCGCGCTGCCGGGCGCCTCTTGCAACGCGGCAAAGGCGCGCAAGAGCTTCTGCCGCTCGCGATACGATCCCGGTGCCGCCATATCGATGGGCGTGACGATCAGTTTGGTCATGGCAGCGCGCTCAGCTCATTGGTAACCTTGGCCTTGAACCAGTTATCCCAGACGGTGTTCACCGTGCCATTCCACGTCAGGCTCACCGTCATGTTGCCGTCCCTGTCGCCGAACAGCTCCGCGCCGTCCACGAGGGTGCCGGCAAAGTCAATCTGCGCGAGGCGGTAGGCCGTGGTCGCCCCCTGCGTCGCCCGGATGCGGATTTGCCGCTGGACCAATGCCGGCGCCAGCAGCGCGTCCACGATGGCCTTGGCCGAGGAGTTGAACTCGAGCACCGTCACGAGCTGCCCTTCCCAGCGGTTCTCGCCGTAGGCCTCGGGCGTCACCGAGCCGACGAACGTCTTGAGGTGCCGTCCGGGGTTCACGGTCAACTCCGCCGAGATAAGCGTCGCGGCCAGCTCCGTCGCGCCGATGGTGGCCGAGGCCCACGAGTCCATGTAGATGGTCGTGTCACTGGCCTTGATGAGGTCCACGTCGCGGTCGGCGCACGTCGCCAGCGCGGCGGTGCCGATGGAGTGGCCCAGCAGGTCGGCGCCGACGGTCCAGATTTGCCCCGCCTCGACGTTGAGCATGAGGTTGTTGACGATTCCGCCGTCCATCTCGTACTCGGCGTCGGTGGTGCCGAACTGGACGGTGTAGTGCTGCGGCGTGGTCGAGGCGGTCAGCGGCGCCTCATAGTTGTAGGTGTAGGTGGTGTTCGCCGCCGCACTCGCCGTCGCCGGGCCAAAGATGCCGTCGAGCCAGTAGCAAATGTCTTGATACGATGCCCGCTGTTCCACGTGCCCCTCACCGTGCTGCGCCGCCTGCGCCGCCACGGTCGCGGGCGCGAGCGTGCCGACCAACTCCGGCTGATCTACCTCGTCCACGATGGACAGTGACGCATCGGTGAGGCCCATGAGCTTGACGGTGGGCGCCTTGGTCGATGCGCCCCAGGTATTCAGTTGTTCCGCTCCGAGATAGACAACGCGCAAAACACTCGCTGGCATGGCTGCCCCCTTCTAGGCCGACTTTTCGACCACGGTTACCCGATACACGAATCCCCAGTAGGGGACCTCGCCCCAACGCAACTCGAATCCGCCGCCCGAGACGCCGCTGTCGCGCAGCGCCGTGATGTGATCCACCGCGCCGCCGAGGGTCGGGTCGCCCAGGTAGGCGCGCCCGAAATCGTCCAAGAGCGCCACGCACGCCTGATACCCCTCGTCCGGCCCGGCGATTCCCTGCGCCACCGGCTGGACATAGCAGCGCACGACGTAGGTGCGCTCCTGCCGCTTGAGGTCGATGGCCTGCAACTGCCACGTCGCTTCGCCCGGCCACACGAGGGCCACGGGCAGCCGCGCCTGGTCGGCGTTGGACGGCATCGCCGTGGGCGCGCTTGCCACGCCCGCTATCGTCCGATGCAGTGTTTGCAGCGCCGCCACGGTGGTGAGGACCGTCACTCTGCCGCCTCCATTGGCGCCTCGGTGCCGTCACGCGCCTCGGGTACGCCGTGCTCCTGTAACCACGCGCGATAGGTCGTTTCGTCGATGAGCTTGTCGCCCACGTGCGGGCTTACCGTGGTCGTGTCGCACCACAGCGCGATTCCCGCCTCGCGGCAGCGGCGGGAGAACCACATATCCGTGCCAGGCCAGCCGGCGACATCGGCATAGTCGTAGCCGAACCACGGGTTGCCGTTCTCGTGCGGCAACTGCTCGAATACGGAGCGGTGAATCATCATCGAGCCGGAGCCGAGGGCATCGACCTCGATGGCGCCGCGCGACCACTGCGCCATGCGGCGAAAGGCGCCGTCGCCAGGGTCCACGAACGCGCACGGGTCGTAAGGCGCGCCGCGGCGAAAGTTGAGGCCGCCGCACACGCGCACCTCGTCCGGGTAGGCGCGAAACCAGCGCGCGAGGCGCTGGACGATGAACTCGTGGTGAACGTGGTCGGAGTCGAGCATCAAGAGATGCGTGTAGTTGCTGTTGACCAGAAACTCGCCGAACTTGCAGCGCGCGATGTCGTTGCGCGTGTACTCCAACTTGGCTACCGGCCAGCCCTGCGTGAAAATCTGCACGAAGCCAAAGAACGCCTGTTGCCCGATGGTGCGCTCCATCGGCACGCCGATCAGCACGCGGATCTCGGGATCGTTCGGCGTCACGATCTTGTGGCCCGTCGGCTCGGGCAGCAGCCGTCGCTGCACCACCGCCTCGCGCCAGTCGTCATCCTCCGGTGCGCCCAGCGGCGCGCTCGTCAACTCCAGTCCCTCCCCGGTCATGCACCCCTCCCTAGGCTAGCTTCTTGTACCCGTCCAGAATCTCCCGCACGTCCCGCGGCATCCCCTGCGGCACGGTCATCACGCCAGCATCGGGGAACGCGGTCACGTCAAACGTCGAGGCGTCTTTTTGCGCGTACATGTAGGCCGCGAGGCGAATCGTCGCGTGCTTGATGTCCGCCGGCGCCGTCGTGGCATAGGCCCACCGACCGCTCACCTGTATGGCGTCCTCCGGCGCATCGTCGTAGGTCCAGTCGGCGTCTGCCCGCGCCGTCAGGCGAATGGCGCGATAGGGCGTGCGATGGCGCGGCTCGGTGGTGTAGTGCGTCGTCGCCACCGTCTCCCCGTCGCCGTTCACCACCGTCGTGATGGCGCACAGGTCGTCGTCGAGGTACAGCGTCTTGCGGTCGTCGGAGACGTCGCGCACGGCGTCAAAGTAGTGCGTCGCCGCCGTCGTGGGCGCCTCAAACACGCGGTCGCAGTAGCGGTCGATGGCCTGCACGGCGCGGGTGATGAGCGCCGACAGCAGCACGTCGCCGCTGGTTTTCGTCGTGGCGATGCCGCGATAGAGTTTGACCTCGGCCAGGGTCGCGTATCGTGCCATGCGCTACCCCCTAGATCAGCCGCGCGACGACGCCGACCGTCACCGCCGTCGATTGCGCCGCCGCCGTGCCCCGTGCCGTGGTGCCCACGAGCCGGATGTGGCCGACGCCGTAAAAGTTGGTCGGGTCCACGACGCTCGCCTTGCCCGCCGACACGCTCACCGTGTAGGCCGTGCCCGCCGCCCACAGCGGGTAGTAGGTCGCGCCGTCATCCGACACGTCCACGTGGACGATGGCCGCCGTGCCCGCCCAGGTGGAGGGGATGAGCAGCCGGACGGGAGCGCGCCCGTCGAGGGCAATCGCGCCGGTGCGCGTGCCCGTCGCCACGATTGCGCCGGTATAGATGTCCGCGTACTGATCGTCCGCGGCTTGATGAACGCTCTTGAACGTCATGCCCACCCCCTCGGGGGGATGGGGGCGGAGGCCGAGACCCCGCCCCCATCCAAACTATCGTTACGACGTCTTGATCTCGGCCACACTCGACAGGTCATAGTCCGACGCCGGGTTGTAGCGGCAGTCCCCGCCCAACACGATCACGTTGGCAATCGCATCGAGGGTGCCGTTGATCACGCGGGCGCGGAAGTACCGCCCGTAGGTCGAGCCGGTCACCACCTTGCCCAGCTGTTCGCTTCGGACCTCGGCGATGGTCTGATACCCGCGCGTGGTCGTCGGCAGCTGGAGGCCGGTGCACGTGATGAGGGCGGTCGAGGGCGTAGTGCCCGTCGCGCCGCTATCGAAAATCTTGAGCACCAAGCCGCCGTGCGTGGTCGCGATGGTCGTGTCCACGTGGCCCTGGAGGATGACCATCGCCCGCCGAAAGATGTCCATGTCCACCGTGGCGGTCTGCTTTGACGCGCCCGAGAATCCGGCACTCGTGGCGATGTAGCCCACCAGCGCCAGCCGTTCGGAAAGTGCCTCAGCCATGTTCCTTATCTCCTTGTGCGCGCTTGGCCGCGCGCCTAGTCAGTCAGTAGGCCGCGCGAGCCCTTACGCGCCCTTGAGCGTCACGAACGGCGACACCTGAGTCGAGCCATCCGCCAGGGTGCGGTAGGTCTTCATCCACGGCTGCCCGTCCACGTACTCGCACACGCGCCAGGTGCCCTTGTTCTCCACAAACTTGTAGTGCTCGCTAAAATCAATCGCGATCTGCTTGCGGTCGCCGATCAGGTAGTACGAGAAATCGGCCAACAGCACGCCGCCCTTGGTCGCGGCGGACGTCCCTGGCGGGAGCACCGGCATCTTTTCAGAGAAGATGATGGGCTTGCCGAACAGGGTCGCGGGCACGCTCTCGCGCGCGTTGGGCTGCCAGATGAGGTTGTTCGCAGCGCCGCTACCGTCCGCCATGGCGATGAGCAGGTGCAGCACCTTGGGATGCATCACCCACACGCCCGCCGACGGGGTCGAGGACATGAACATCTCCAGCATCGCGGCGGCGTCGGAAAGCACGAACGTCGAGGAGGCGGCCACCTCGGCCAGGAGACAGCCGGCATTGAACACGCCCAGGGGCTGCCCGGAGCCGGAGCCGTTGAGGAAGGCCCAGTCCTCGAACCAGCCGATGGCCGTGCCAAAGAGCTGGGTGAGAAGGGCCTCCAGGCCGGGCGCGTCCTGGCGGAGCATGTTCGAGGCCACGGTGTAGCCCGACAGCTCGTGGTACTTGAGCGCGATGTTGTCGAAGGTGGGCTCCGTCTCCGTCTTGCCCCCGCCCTCCTCGGTCCAGTTCATCACCACGCCGCCGAGGGAGTGCGGCTCGCCCGCGTCGGTGCCCGAGTAGTCGAGCGCCGGCATGTCAAAGTCGCGCGACGTCATGGGGATGATGCGCGCCCGCGGGCGCACAAAGGCGTTTTCCGTCGCCACGCGCATGATCTCGCGCGAGTGCTCGGTCGGCACGAGATAGCCGCCGGTCTCGCCCGAGGTCTCGGCCAGTTCCGCCTTGGTGGACTTGTACACCTGCGAGAGGCGCTTGGTGTCCCCGCGCATCACGGCGACGCAAAAGTCGCCAAAGCTCTTGGTCTCCGGGCGATCCTTGCCCTCGGGCGTCAACTCGATCTGCCGCTCGACGGCGGGGTGCGCCTTCATCTGTTCCCACATCGCGGCGACGGCCTTCTGCGCCGCCTCGGTGGCCACCGCTGCCACGTCGACTTCCGGCGTGGTCTTCTCTTCCGTCTCAGCCATTTCAGGCTCCTCTCTATCGCTCACTCGTATCGTTGTGGCCTCAGGCGGCTCCGTCGCGCCCGCCGAGGGCTCCGCGCCCTCCTCTGGCATCAGCGCCTTGACGGCCGGCTCGCTCTCGGCCAATGACCGCAACTCATGCACGCCCAACGTGCGCGGCTCCGCCGGCGTGGGCGTCAGGGAAAACTCGACGATGGGCCAGGAGGTGATCGTTTTGCCCACGCGCTCGGTGAGGTGGCCGATGGCCCCGCTCGACCATCCAAGCCGCCCCTCGTCGGCCATCCTGCGCAGCGCCTCGGCGTAGCGGTCAGAAATCGCGATCTGCGACTCGACCCACAGGCCCACGTCATCCGGCGCCACCTCGGCTCGGCTCAGGACGTGGCGCTTGAGCGTCCGATCCTGCCCGTGCTGGTAGAGCACAAGGGGCGTGAGGTTGAGCTTGTCGATCCAGAAATCGGTGTCCTTGGTGAACGTCTCGCCTTCGAGGTCCACGCCGCCGTACACCACGCCGTAGCCGCCGAGGGTGAAATGCGTGTCCGTGCTCTTGGTCACCCGCGCGAGCGTGGTGAGCGCGGGCGCGGGTGCCGCCTCGGGCGCGGGCTCTGGGCTCGGCTCGGGCGCAGGTGCTGACTTGGGCACGTACTCTTGCTCGACCGCCAACCACTGCTCGCGCGGCGCGATGGTCACCGTCTCGTCGGCGTAGGTGTACGGCACGCGCCAGTAGGCGCCGCCCTCACCACGGGCGATGAGGTAGTCGTCAAAGACCTCATCTACCCACGCGCTACTCGGCGTTTCGGGCCGGCTCATCGGCTCGCTGGCGGCGCTAAAGGCGTCGCGTATTCGTTGCAGCCGATCCTCGATACTCGTGGCCTTGCTTTCGTCTTCCGTTTCCATGTGCGCCTCCAACAAAAAAGGCCCACTCCGGTCGGGCGGGCTTTCGCCGTGCCGACCAAAGTGGGCCGAGACCGTAGAACGGTGTGGGCCGCTATGCGGTTGTACTACTCGCTACCGAGCCACCGTTTCTCTATCGCCGCCGCAATCATCAAGAGCGCCCGACGCACCATGAGCCAGAAGTCGCGGTCGCTCATCGCTTCACAAACTCCGCGCACCACACCACCATGTTCCCGCCGTCGATGGTCAACTCCCTGGCCAGCTCACAGCCGTCCAGCCAGCCGCACACCCGCTCTCGCGTCAACAGCCGGTGCATGTTGAACAGCGTCACCGCCCGCTCCGGCGCGATGGGCACGCTCAGCACGATACGCCCGCCCGGCGCCGCCACCCGCTGCAATTCCCGGCACGCCCGCTCGCTGCCGCGCGGGTCCAGCGCGTCGCCGTAGCGCCCCAGGCCGATGTGCTCGATAACCGAGAGCGACGTCGCCATGGGCACCGAATCGTCGTCAAACGGTAGCGCCGTAATGTCGCCCTTGCGGCACGTCAGGCCCGGTAGCGTGACGGGCAAGGGCCGCACGTCCACCGAGACCACCGGTAACACCTGCGCCAGAATGCCCACCAACAGGGCCGTCGAGCCCACGTCCAGCAGCCACGCGGGTTGCGCCTCGACCACCCGGCGAAACGCCCAGGTATCCTGATAGAAGTACCACGGGTCCAGTGGCGTCTCTGTCTGGCGTTCGTCCAGGATGCGCGCCAGCACCACGTCCTCACCGCGCCCGTCGCGCTGGGCCAGGTCGCAATAGCGGCGGTAGTCGTCGCTCACGCCGCCACCGCCTGCGGCTTGAACCGCGCCTCGAGATAGTCCCGCGCCGCCAACAGCTCCCCCGGCGTCATGGCCGCCGTGCGGTGGTGCGCCTCGTACTCGCCCCGCCGCCCCTTGTACCACGTCGCCGCGCCCATGGGCGTCAGGCCGTAGGCCGCCGGCGCCTCGTGGAGGGGCGAGCCGGGCATGAGCTGCAGCACCGTCACGTCCAGGTCGTCGGGCCGCGTCTGCGCGAGAAAGGCCGCCGTCTCGTCTATCGTCGCCCAGCTCTCGCCGGGCAACCCCACGATGAGGAACGCCTTGACGCGAATGCCCACGCGATGCGCCCAGCCAATAGTCTGCGCCATCTGCTCTGCCGTTTCATCTTTGTGAATGGCGGCCAGCACGGCGTTGGACCCCGACTCGACGCCCATGCCCACCTCGACGCACCCGGACCGCGCCATGGCCGCCAGCCGTCCCGACGTCATCTGGTCGGCACGCACGAACGCGCGCCAGACGATGCCCAAGTGCCGCAAGCCCTCACAGATGGCGAACAGGCGCCGCCGGTCGATGGCCAGCGAGTCGTCGTAAAAGTGCACCGCCTCGAAGCCCATGTCGCGTATCGCCCGTGCCTCGGCAATCACGCTCGCCGCGCCTCGCGCCGTGTAGCGCCGTTGCCACAGGCCGTGCGAACAGAACGCGCATCGATGCGGGCAGCCGCGCGACGTGATGGCGGTCGTCGCCCGCCGCGCCACGCCTTGCCGGTCGGTGATGGCGTAGTGATAGCGCCCCGCTTGCGAGCGGTCGGGTAGTGGCAGCGCGTCCAGGTCGGTGATGCGCGCCGCGTGCGCGATGGCCCCCGGCTCAGGCAAGCCGTCGGCCAGCAGCGCCGGGAATAGCCGCTCGCCCTCGCCGCACACCACGGCGGTAGCGCCCAGGGCCAATATCCCGTCAGGGTCGAGCGTAGCGTGTGGGCCACCGGCAATGACGGGCGCCGTCGCGTCCTTGAGCACCGCTGCCATGTCCTCAAGCTGCGCCGTGGTGCCCGTCAGGCCCCACAGGTCAGCGTCGGTGGGCAGCGTATCGTCGAGACCCCGGTCCACATACGTTACCTCGTGCCCCGCCTCTTTCAGCGCCGCGCCGAGGTACCACAGCCCCAGCGGCGGGTGAACGGCCTGGTCCACGAGAAACGGGCTGGCGGGATGAATGAGGGCGACTTTCACGAGAGCACCCCCATCGCCGCGAACGCCCGCCGGAAGCGCTGCTCCCAGGTGTGATGTTGCCTTGAGTGCGCCGCCGCCTGCCGCCGAATGCGCTCCGCGTCTTCGCGATGGGCCAGGTAGTAGCGGCACTTGCGCGCCAACTCGCCCAGGTCGGCCCAGGTGTCCAGGTGCTCGCCCGCCGTGTAGTGCTCCAGCAGCTCCGGGTTGTGCTGTACGAGGTAGAACGCCCCGCACATCGGCGCCTCAAAGTCGCGCCCCTTGAGCGACAGCAGCGCTGGGTCGCCCGTCTCCCCGAGGCCCAGCGTGATGACGGCGCGATTCATCAGCTCAACCATCGTCGGCGTGCTCACCGGCCCATGGGCGTGCTTGACGACGTTCTGCTGGTCCCAGCCCTGGCCGTACGCCTGGACGTGAATGCCGTTCTCCTGGAGGTGCCAC